GTTGAAGCTTCAATGGTAGCGTCTGGACTTGCGTCATGCCAGATATCTCCAGCGTCAATGTCGGTGGCTGTAGTTTGTGCTATTAATCCTGCTGTATTGGTTCCTGTACCTAACTCTAACTTAGCACTTGTGCCTGCAAAGCTTACAGTGCATACAGCAATAACAGCTAACTCTACCGTTCCTGTAACTGTCAATAATGCTGACGGGTTGCCTGTGCCGTTATAATCACCGTTCTCGTTTGTGCCGTTAGTGAATTCTACTTCTGTTTCTAATGATTGCCATTGTGGCCATAAATTGTTCATTAACGCATTGGCTGAGTTCTGGCTCACGCCTTGCGTTCCTCTTGTTTGAAATGGTTCTGTTGACATATTGTCCTCCTTGCTTTTATGCTTGTTCCGTCAAGTGTTTCAAGCTTTCTTTTTTGATTTCTTTGCTTTTGCTTTTTTAGGCTTAACTTTGGGCTGTTCAATCTTAGGTTCTGCCTTTAGTTCCTTTGACTCTTCCTTTACTTCTTGCTTGAATCCTACTTCTTCTTTCTTGATCTCTCTAAGCCCCATGTTCTGCTTAATTGCTTCTTTCATTTTGTCAGGCAATGGTTGCCCTTTTTTGAATGTGATTGGTCCTTGTATTGTTGCCATTGTTTTCCTCCAATTTAAATTAAAAAATAAAAAAATAAAAAGTTTTAGCTAAATTTCGCCGCATATACTGGAATATACCCTGGTGTCCCTGCTATATCAACACGAATTATGTTTATAACTGCACCTGATGGTGTTCCTGTATTAGCTTCAACACATTTGTCTGTAGCTGCTGCATTGAAATAAGCAAAGTTCGTTATATACTCTGAGTCTTGCATGCATATCAAGTTATCAACAACAACTGTTGACAATGAATTCGCTAAGAAATGCGATAAGGTTCCAGTTGTAGGATTAACTAATCCTGTTGACATTGCTGACTGAACACCAGCCATATGTAGTACCAATGTGTTTGCACCATTACCACCTACGACTCCGATAACACCAGCTACATTTACTGCTGCACCGTTAAGTGTACCGTATAGCTGTGCCTCTCCAACTAATGCATATATATTTCCAGATGTTACAATATGACTTGCAGCTATTGCCAATACATTTGAACTTGCTGATACTCCATCTGGTGTTCCTGTGAGTCCTGTCGGTTCATAAGACCACGAAGCTTGGTCACCTACTACTGAACCAGTAGTGTTGATAAGCTCCCCTTTAGTTTCTATGCCTCCAATCTCTGCAGTTGTATCGTGGTTGTGTATCTTCAATACTGTGTAAGCTGTATCTGAAAGGTTATGATACAACTGACTTGCCAATTTTGCTGTAACTACCAAGGAATCAGTTCCTGCATTCCCTATAGTTAAATCTCCATCCATTGTTACTGCGCCACTCATTGCAATAGTAGTATCTGCAACTATATTCAACTGCCCATCAGCACTTGACCACAGATAAAGCCCTGTGTCCCTAAAATAGAACTTGTTGTTTGAACTTATAGTGGCTGTTCCACCTATTGTAAGCGTGTCTACTGCAGCATCGCCAAAAATCATAGTGCCTTGGATTGTTACTGCACCTTCAAATGTTATGTCTTCTGAAAAAGTATAAGGCCCGTTTGTATAGGGTGGTGCCGCTACGCCTCCGCTTGTTGCGGTTCTGAATCCTGTTCCCATTGTTTGTTTTTCCCCTGGGAGTTGTTTGCCCCTCAGCTATTTCCACTGAGTGCTTTCATCGTGCCGTCCCAGGCAACACGATACAGTAATCTAATAAAAAAATAAAAAAATGGCTTAATAGCCCATTATTGTTATGTTGTGGATGCCAGTTGTAATTGTCCCAAGCGTGATTATGCCTGTGGCTGGATCCCAAGTGCAAGTCTTGTCTGCACCTGCATCATCTTGAAGCAAAGTGTTAAGGATAGTCTTCATTGCCTGTCCTCTTCCATCTGCAACGTCTGAATTCAAGTCAATAGTATGTCCTGATGCTGCATTAGCATCAGATTGAATAACTATAAACTTTAAATCCCCTACAACTGCCAGTTTCCTGAATGTTTCTACTACTGCTGTCATTTGCCTTTACCTCCTTATGCAATCCCATACATTTGAGAACATGATGCCTCAAATACATTGGCTACAGTTAAGTATTCTTTTAGCAAATATACCCATCCGTCTTGGTCAGTATATTTCTCTTCGTATGTCAAGTCTTGCAATACAGGGAAGAATATGTATCTCATGTCTAAGAACAATATCCTTTTTGAACTTGCATCTGTTGGCATAAAGATGTCCTTGATGAATGTCAACTGGTCAAACATAAATGCGTCTGGAATACCAAACTCTGGAGTTCCTGCTGATGGCTTGTCAACATTCCTTTGCATGTCAATCAATAAACCCTTAACGTAATTGTGTGTCGATGCGTCAGTTACAGCCAATGTTGGGAATCCTTTTGCGTTGAATGTGGTAGCAATTTCTGCTCTAATCAATGGTAATGATGGATATCCACCTGATCTGTTGGTTGTATTAGTTGTGATTGATTTAATCATACCTGATGGCTCTAATGGGTCAGTTGAAGCGTCACCGTTGATTAATGCGTCTTCTTCTGCTTCATAGATACTGTCAGTCTTGACACCTAAGTCCAACTGTGCTGGATCGATGAACCCACGCATTGCTGCGATAGCTGGTCCTGAAATTAAGCCTTTAGCGTAAAGGAATTTTACTCCGATAGATTCTCTATCATAGGTATCTTCAACTACTGCTAATGCACCATTCTCTGCTGCCCAAAAAGCTCCGCCTTTGGCAGTTAATGGGATATAGTCATAAGTTAAACCTCTGATAGCCCTTCTTGGAACCAAATTCCTTAAAGGTGTCATCTTGATGGTTCTGTTGACAATGTTTGGGTCTGGGTATACTGGCACTAGTGCAGTTCCAGCAGTACCTGCTCCACCTGTCTGTGAGTCTATTGAAGCTTTATGCAAGTCATAAGTCTTCTTAGCGATTTCTAACCTTTTATCTACTTGCCTGTATGGGTTGTAATATTCCTTGGAATATCCACCGAATGAATCTTTGTCGATTTGACCTGCATCGAACCTTTGTTTGCATGTTTCAATGCTGAAGTCGTCTTCGAAAGATTTGAACATTGCTTTCATATTTTGTCCTCCTTTATGTTCTCATAATTGGCAACTTACCTTCGCTGAATGCTTTTTCAGCATCGATTGGGTTGCCTTGAGCGTCAGTATGCCCTTTAGCATAATTCATCTTTTCAAGAGCTTGCTTTTTCTCTTTTACAAGTTCTTCTTCTTTGGCTTTCAGCTTATCTTCTGCTTCTGCCAGTTTCTTGTCTGCGTCTTCTTTTTCTTGTTTCGATTCTTCTTTTGCTTTGTCAACTTCGGATTGAGCATCTTCTGCTTCTTTTTTCAACTTTGCAATTTCAGAATCTTTAGACTCTAATTGTTTTTTGAATGTTTCAGACATTTCTGTCTTAGCTTTCTCAACAGCTGAATCGATATCTTTTTGTGTTAATTCCATTTCAGAATCCTCCTTTTTTTTATTGTTTAAATTAAATGATTTTGCTACTGCCATGCATCTCCCATGACGATTACTCGGCACTGCCACGAAACTGGCTTCAACCAGTTCAAGTTCCTTGTATGCCCTTCTGCCATCAACTTCATCATAGTCCTTGACCATTGCACCAATTGATATTCCTATCTTGGCACCCTCGTCAAGCATTCCCATTATGATCTTGGCATTTGGGTTAGATTTGAAGAACTTGGGTTCAGCCACTAATGCCTTATGCCCATCGATGTCTACCACTTTCCTATTGACCCATTCTGCAACCATCTTAAGAACGCTGTTGTCGTGGTCAATCAGGCCTGCAATGTATCCCATGTCATTGCCAAGTCTTTCGATGCATGTTGTTGTCACGAATTCGTCATCCCTGTCTATTGAATTGTCAGAAAGAACAGCAATATAGTCGCCCTGAACACTTTTCATGACAGGTGCGAAGAGTTCGATTTTGTAAGGTTCATGAGTAGCTTTTGTTACCATGTAATAATTAATGTTGAAACTTCTATAAGAATACTACCTTAATCTTTGATTGATTGTGAAAATTTCATAATTAATTATTCTATAGTGGTAAGAAGCTTAGTCGACACCTGCAGTTAACATGTGCGGTAGGTCGCATGTATGATTTATTTGTTTCAGGATCTATAAATGGTTCATCTAGTTCTCTTTCTTGTTTATTTAATCTTTTACAAATTAAAGATGTCCTATTATCCAACTTAGCCCGCCAGACTTTCTTGCCAGGTATTTTAGTTTCTTTATATCCTATAATCAAACCTTCATTTATGATATTTACTGATTCTGTCCTACCTACCATCTCTGCCCTCCAATCACTGAATCCACCAAACACTGATTTAATTCCTGCCTTTATTTCTTCTAAACTTTTGCCTTCATTAACTCCTGCCTGTATGGATTGAATTATCTTAGATTGCAATTCCTTTGTTATGCCTTTGATTCCAGGCCATCTCTTGCCGTTGATGGTGTAACCATTCACTTGCTGTCCTTGTAGTTGGTTAAGTTTGTCTTGAAATGCTTGAGTGAATCCTATGTCCATCTGGGTTTCTTTCTCTGCTTCAATCATTCCTGTGACCAGGTCAGCTTTAAGGAACTTCTTGACTTGGTTTGCGAATGCTTTGGTGTTAACAACATTGAACATATCCTTCAAGAACTCTCCTGTTGTCTTGCTGATACTCTTAGTGATGTCAAGCTTGTCTGCTGCACTCAGAACTTTCTTTTCAATCCTATCAAATGTCTTCATTAAAAAATCAGAATATCCTTCTGCCTCTTCCACCATATCATCGCCAGGGCTTAATTCATCTTTTTTTTTTAATGGTTTGAATGATTTATCCATATCATCATTATCATCATCATTTTCCTGACTCTGGGAATTTGGTCTTTGATTGGGATTGCCAGGATTCCCTGCAAAATTAGAAAATCCATCAGCTGGATTAAAAGGTCTTCTTAGTGGCTCATCGCCCCACTCAACTGGCTCAAATCCTTCCTTAGTCCTGAACTCGTTGATTGTCATGATGCCCATTTCCACTTTCTTGACATCTTGCTCAAACTCTTCTTTCTCTGCCACTTGGTCCTTAGGGAAGAATCTAAAGCATAAGCCGTGGTCTTTCTTTTGTAAGAATTCATCTATTGTCTTCTTATGTCCCTTTTCAATGATTGCCATATATGGCTTAAGAGCATTTCTTACCGTTATATTGGCTTGGCCTTCATCATTGGATCTATTAGCATTTTCAAAGAATCCTGCTTCTGTTGGACTAACTCCAAACACTCCGAATACAATATGGAAGTACCATTTCTGTCCGTCAAGCCATTCAAGGTCACGATTGCTATCTGCCAACTTCTGTATCTTTTCGATTGCCCAATTAATGAACCCTATCTGGTGTGGCTTGTTCTTGTATTCATTGTTCCACATCCGTTTAAGTTTTCTGAGTGCTTCTGTTGGAAGTTTGGGCATACTGACTAAATAATCAGGCACTGCATTGTTAGTATATAAATCCTTATTGTATCTTGTTCCTTGGATAAGCAATTCCAACACTTGCTGGATTGATTGCACTGGAGAAAATCCATAAACGTCATATGATTTCTTGTTAAGCATTAAATAATTGATTTCATCCTTTGAGAACCTTGTAGGATTTTGTCTTGGATTCTTGAACGAATATTGCCAGAAATTCAAAAGGTTCTTATGGATGTCTACCTGCTTAAGCATTGTGCCGCCATCAACAGACTTGACTTTGACTAATTCTCTCTGTCCGAATGGTTTAAGAATCAGTCCTTGCTCATATCCTTCAATTCTCCCCCATGCATCATATATTGGTATTTGTCCAATATCATACGAATCCATCGAATAACAATAATTCCAACATCCTGCGTCAATCTCGCCTATGTCGGTTATAACCTCTGAATTGATATCCACAACTGAATCTCCATTGTCATTAATCTCCTTGAAGAATTCTGTTACTCGCTTTATGTCTTCTGTCCTATCAGTTTCGTCCTCTTCGTCTTCTTTGACAATCTGCCAAGGCATCGTGAGTATTTGTTTTTTGAAAGTGCTTAAAACCATCTGTACCCACGCAGACTTTGAAAAATCTCTTAACTTTGCAACATCTATGCTCCTGGGCTGACCCAGTCTGGCTGAGAAAAACCATTGAGGGTATATTGCTTCGTGCGAGAATGGTTCTTGAGAATTCCATCCTAGTTGTGTTAATGTTGCTTCTTGGTTGCTTATTGGCTTGCTGTTCAGAAATGGCTGCTTGATTAGAATTCCAGCATTACCTATAAGTTCTTTAAAAAAAGCCATGTTCAAAGATTAATATATCTAAACTTCTATAAGAATACTACCAAAAAAAGAAAAAATTAACCCTTGAAAGGGTTAGTGAAAAATGGCTCTTCCTTGAAAGGGTTAGTGAAAAATGGCTCTTCATACAGATGCTTTTTGATGATATGCTGGGATATCTTCTCTGCGACTTTTGGGTGCGTTGCTATTGCACGTTGGAAGTTCAAGTAAGGCATTTTCTTTTTCTGTTCTTCAGTGTATGCCATTGGATCCTTACTGATGATTTCGTTTGCATCCTTTTCTGCCTTGACCTTGCATTCTTGATATATCTGACTAAATAACTTACTCAGTTTGTCCTGTTGTATTTCATCGCATTTGGCTTCAAACTCTCTTAACTGGGCTTCGAATCTCTTGGCATCCTTAATGTTCTTCTCAAGCTGTTCCTGCTGCTTAACCATATTTTCCTTTTGGCTTTGCATTTGGTCAATCTGGCTTCTTACTTGCTGCAGGGAGTCTATTATCTCTTTGGGCGTGAACTTGTGTTCGTCTTGTGTGACAACTCTCTTGATTTTCTCACCATCCCATATGAATTTCTGGTTGCTCATTTTGATTTTACCTGTTCTTTGTCTAATTTTAATTTTTCATGCAAATCCATTTGTAACTTATAAGCTGATTCTGCATCTTTTCTGTTTGAAAGTAGATATGTTGTTTCTACCCTTACATACCATTTATCGTTGTCCAACACTAATCTTATACTCATTTCTTCTTCACCTCTTTCTCTGCGACTTCCACATCTTCGGCTTCCAGCACCCTCTGCACGAATTCTACGTCATTCTTAGTGAATCCTTCAATCTTTTCCACTGCGTTCTTAAGCTTGGTATAATCCACTAATTCCACCAGTATGTGGTCTTCTTTGCATTCTTCAATCTTATCAGCCAGTTTGTGTGCCAACAATAAATCCCTTCCTGCTAACTTAAGCGCTGGATGATATAAACAGTTAATTAAGCTTGCTTTGACATCATACGGCACTGTTTGTGTCTTTCCTTCTTTGTCCTTGAATTCAAGGTCATATGGTTTTAAATCAATCTTTTTCATTTTTTGTTCTCCAATATTCTTACAATTTCTCTTTCGATTGGCTTCCTGTATGAAATCCTTTCAATGACTTCATATGCTATTTTGTATTCTGCCGATAAAGTTCTCTTTACTTTGGATCCGTCAGCCATCTCTACTTGTGCTGAATGCTCATACAACTTCTTATTGCCATCATCATCCACATCAAATACATTAAACCTTATCTCGCATTCATATTGTCCCAGTTTCCTGCCCTGCAGGTTGCTTATATGAATCTGTGGAGCTATGGTTTTCCAATGCCCATCAATCTTGAATGATTCTGCTGATGACATCTTTTTTATGGATTCAAGCCTTTTCTTCATCCTAACAGGCACTGGCAATAATACTTCCATTGTAGCCATATCATGCAATTGTTCCATTGCCAACTTAACTTTCTCTTTCAATGATGATACTTTGGTTGTTTTAATTCCATCATCCTTGAATTTAGGATATTCGTCTTGTTTGTCTGATTTAGTTTCAGACTTCTGTTCTTTCTTTTCTGACATTTGTTTTTACCTCTTTTCCCTATATTTTTTAATCCATAACTGATTATCAGTTAAGACCATAATATACTCTATCTCATCACGTTTCTGCAGCTTTCTGAGGCACTTAAATAAATTGTTTCTTGATATGCCTGTCTTGAGCAGTATTTCTCTGTAGGTGATGTATTCAGGCCATACTCGGCTTATAATCTTGAATATCTCTTCCTGTCCCATTAATAAATACCCTTTCCAAATGTAGCTTCCTCATCATCGCACCAGTGGAATAATTTAATTATTGGATTTAAATTGCCTTCTTTAGTTAGTTCTTGTATGGAATATTCCCCTGTCTTTTGGCTAAATTCAAATGTGCCATAAAATCCCATATGATATTTGATGATTGCCTTTTCTGTTTCTGTCAATTTGACATGCTTTTGGATTATGTCTATTGATTGCTTGGCGTGACCTTTCTGTCCGACCATATAATTGAACTTGTATGT